TGGACGCTTTTTGAATCTCAAGAGAAAGAAATTTCAACTATTGATAACGAACTACATCAGCTCCGCAAACAGAAATATCCTGAATACCGAGATTCGTATTACCGATACTACAATGAATTTGGCATGAAGGGTATGATTGGAGACCTTTATAGAAAGTTTGATCGACTTAAAATAATGTCGGAGAGTTATTCTGATGCAGATATCCAGAATAAAGAAAAAGAAATTACCGATCAGTTTTATGATATTATCTCCTATTGTCAACTTCAATTGTACTGGCTGAGGAAGGAGAAGTGGGGGAAGGTTAAAAACTCGCACGCATATACTTTTTCTTGGAATAATACGGATTCTGGAAGTCTAAAAACATATACAAGTAAAGACGGAATTAGTGTGGTGTATGTTCCCGAGTCAATTATTCCTACTAGGGATCTTGAGAGATATAAAAAAGAATTTGAGGATTTTTTAGCTTTTATATCTATTACAGGATATCCTATAAAAATAGATCTTTCGGGAGCGAAATTAAGAGATATTGATGAGAGTAGGCTATGTGAACTAATTACTAAAGAATTTCAAAAGAACCTTGGGAGATAAAACCATGTTTTCTATTTCAGCGAGTAAAATCACGACCTATCACTCATGTCCTCGAAAGTTTTACCTCCAATATATTTTAAATTTGAAGGAGCCTGTAGAGTCTCCTTGGCTCGAATTGGGGAATAGAGTTCATTCTAAACTGGCAAATGGAGTATTTGATTCGGAGGATATAACGGAAAAGGTAATGCTTCAAAATGGAAAGAAATTCTTAGATTCTATGCCACCAAAACCGATATGCGAGACCTCATTTTCTGATTCTAAAAATCCTGGACGTTTCTACGGAGAAGTTTTGGGACAAAAGGCGGTGGGAATTTTCGATGTTCATTGGGAGCCGGACATATCCCAAGCGGGAGATTTCAAGACTGGTCAATTTTGGAAATCTTATACCTCACATTTCGATATGCAAGCGTGGATTCTTAACGAACTTTTTAAACAAAAATATGACCAACCTTTAAAGAGATTTTGTTTTGCGTTTTTAAAAGATGGATCGGTATACGAGCCGGAGTGTATAAAAGATGAGAAAGCTAATAAGAAGATAGAAAAATCTATAAAAAAGATACTTTTTAATATAGAAGAAGGGAATTACCCTAAAAAATGTGGCAATCTTTGCGATAAATGCGGCTTGAATATGTTTTGCAGTATGGATCTGTGATTTTAACACCGAAAACTTTATATACAATTAGATATATTAACCTATAATATATTTTTTGTTATTTAAAGAGGTGCTAATATATATGGATAAAATTCGGACAAGCGTCACATTACTACCCGATACTATAGATTGGATATCTAAAAAAGTGGGACTGTGTATTTTTAGTTCTACAAGTCACGCGATTGATTATTTGGTTGCTGAGGCAAAACGAAAGGAGATATTAAATGGCGAGCAAAATCTCTGAAGAGAAAAGGAGTTTAATTTGTGAATTGTATCTCCAAGGAGAATCACTAGATCTTATAAGAAAAAATTTAAATGTTTGTACCTCAACTATTTATAATATATTAAAAGAAAATAGTGTTTCTAAAGATCGAGGGATAAAGAATTTTACTTCAGATGATGTTTTTTATGTTACAAATAAAGTTGTAATTAGGGATTTAATTGTAAGTATTTATGGGAAACAAGAAGCTAAAAAAATCCTTCGAAAATCTGGATTTTATCATGAATTGTATAAAGATAGAAAAGAATATAGAAACTCTAGAAGAGAAGAAAATCATATTTATTGGGAGGAAAATAAATTAAAAATCAGAGATCAACAAATAGAGTTATATAATCAAAGAAAATTTACACTTTTTAATATTTTGGGAAAGAAATGTGCCGTTTGTGGCGTGGGAGATTTTGATGTTTTGAATATTGACCACGTTAAATGTAATGGAAAAGAGGAAAGAAAAATATACGGTAATGGGCCGTCTGGGATTATTAGACGACTAGACAAAATGGGGTGGCCCAAGGATTTAATAAAATCTAAATATCAATTGTTGTGCTATAATCACAATCTCACCAAAGAAGGCCAAAGGGATTATTTAGAAAAAGATCCGAGTAATTTAACGCAGGGTCAACGGTTGAGAAGAAAATTATGGGAAGGTGCATTTAGATTTTTTGGACCCTGCAAATTATGTGGGGAAAACGAGCTAAAATTTTTGTCTTTAGATCATGTTCACGCCAACGGGAAGAGTGACAGAGAAATTAATGGAAAAACCGAGTCGCTACTTGTAAGTTTTAGGGATGCTGGATGGCCCGATAGTTTAAAAGACAATTACCAACTTTTGTGTTTTAATTGTCATTACGGGAAGAAAACGCGAGATGAGTGGAAAATAAAGAGAAATATAACCTTTGAGGAATCTCCATGATTAAAGACCCTTTAATATCCGACCAAAACATCTATTGTCCCACCTGGTCTAAAATTTAGGTAAGAAAACACCCTGTTTAAAGGAAAATTGCACCAATTTTATACATTCTCAAGAGATTGATGGAGAATTTTTTGAGGGAATGTGTCGAAAAGAAGGCGTTTTTGACTGTTTAAACGCTATAATGATATTATTAAGTATTATTTCTGGACAAGTAGATCTAAAATATCCAGAAGATTCCGATATTAAACCAGTAAAAGAACAAATAGGGGTACAATATGGCTAGAATCGAGGAATTTGTAATACAATTTACCGTATTTTTAGTTGGTTTACTCTCAATTGGTATCGGTAGAATTGTCGGAGCACTCCAGCATGATTTTGACCAAATTTTATCTAATTTGTTAATTTTTGGAGGATTATTGGTAATAATTTGTCTATTTGTGACAATTATTCTCACTTGGAGGCGAAATTCTGCGCCGAAGATGTAAGAAATGCGGTTGTCGAGTGCAATCTAGAGAATCCGTTTTATGCTCTGCGTGTGAAGATGAACAAATAGCAAAAAAAATTGGTAGCAAAAGAGTCAAAAAGAGAGATTATTGGGAGGAATATGAAAATAGCTGTTGATTGTGATGGAATTTTGGCTGATGTAGTTGGTCATATTTTACCTATTTTGAATAAGAAATATGGTGTAAATTGTAAATATGAGGACGTAAATCGTTGGGATTATCCTATAAATGGAATACCTATTGGGAAACATCTACTCCATTATTATGCCGATCCGGTATTTCTTCTTACAACTCCTGAAATTAAGGGAGCGAAAGAAGCACTTATCGAGATTTCAAAACGACACGAAATAGTTATTGTTACTGGAAGACCCGATTATGCTCGTAGATACACATATTTATGGTTGAATGATCGTTTTATTCATAATAAAGTAATTTTTACAAATAAAAAGACCATTCAGTATACCGATTGTGATGTCCTTATTGATGATTACTTTAAATATATAAATGATTTTTCCAATTCAGGAGGAAAAACTATTCAATTGTTACAACCTTGGAATGAAAATTATATTGCAGAGGAAGTGAATTATGTGGCTACGAAGTGGGATCAAATTCCGGAGATGATTGAGAGGTTTCTATGATATTTCTCTAATAGAAACCTTTAAATAATATAATGAATATCTTTATTCATGCCTTTTAAATCAAAAAGTAAAAGGAAGAAGTATAATAAAGACTGGAAAAGCAAAAATAAAGCGAAACAAAAAGAGTATAGCGCAAAATGGAAAGCAAAACTAAAAGATTGGTATTCTAATTATAAAAAATCATCTCCGTGCCCTATTTGCGGCGAGTCTAGACCTTCTGTTTTGGAAGCTCACCATGTTTATCCCGAAAACAAATCTTTTAGTATGCACGAAGGAGTAAAATGTGGAATTTCTATTCGAAGACTAGAAATAGAGGCCACAAAATGCGTAGTAATTTGTTGCAAATGTCACAGATTGTATCATACAAATTCCTTTAATGAAGATGAAAGGGCGATTTGGGATAAAATAATTAAAGATTTCGATAAAAATAACGGAACACACTATTTTGGACAACCAGAAGCGAAGGAGAGAACCAAGAAAAAGAAAGGTGACCTACGTGTTAGATTGTTGGATGATTAATTATTTATACTAAGAGATCTATTTTTAATATCATGTACAAACTCGTTGACAAAATAGAGTGCGAGACCTGTTGTTTCGAACTAAAACTTATAATTGATGACCCGAACTTCTTAATAACTCCATCTGACGCTCTCGAAGAACTTAAAAATATTGGCGCGGAATTTGAGTTCGCCGAGAAGTTCCTAAGCGACGACGATCCCGATGAAGACAGTTTTTTGATTATGGGGACTCTAAGAACCGCTGATTTATTTGACACTTTTATGAAACTTGAGGACGAAGATTGGGAACTTCCTTGTACGGGATGCGGTTGTCCTGAGTATGGAGGAGAGAAAGAATGAAAATTGATAAATCTAAGATAGCCTATTTATGGTATGAAAACGAAGAAGGCGAGAAATGGATTTCACCCGAAGGATATTGCGGTGTCCCCAAACCACCAGAAGGGTTTATTTATCAAAGATCTATGTTCCCATTTCAAGTTCACGAAGTTATGCTTGTTTGTGACGAAGACGGGAGCCGAGAAATTTGCAGCGGAAATAGCTCTTGGCCGGAAGATCTAGTATTTGCGATGGCTAAAAGCGGAGATTTCGGACTTTACCAGTCGATTTTTATCGCGGCCAATGCATGTTCTCGGTGTTTGAACGCCTTGAGTTATAAATATCTTGGGCCAGACGAAGGATATTCTGAAGAGTCGGACGAGTATAAGAATTGTAATACGGTGTGTGATTATTGTAGATCGGATGTATAGAAATATACATCAATGTTTTAATATGCGGGTTAGTTAGAATTCGAATGTGCTCGGATTTCTGAGTATTGGAGATGGATGTATAACCGCTTAGGAATTTTGATTTAATTCGCGAGGCGAATAGAAATGAAAAAAATTTTCTTTTATGAATTTTTTATCGAAAGATTTAAATAGCATTAGAACAGTATTATTTTGACTTATATGCCCGACGCAGCTTTAGATCTAAATTCTACTTTTAGAAATCGTGATTGGCTTTACAACGAGTTTGTCACTCTTGAAAAGACTTATAAACAAGTATCCGAAGAATATGGTGTAGGAAAATGGGCGATTTCTTCTTTTCTTGAAAAGAGCGGACTGTATATAATGCAGGAACGAATTCTTGCAGGTAAGAAAGGGAAGAAAGTTACACCAGAAACTTGCGAGAAGATGTCTATTTCTAGGATTGGAGACAAGAATCCAAGTTTTGGTAAGTCTCCATCTGTTGAGACGCGGAAGAAAATGTCTCTTAAAAAGACGGGAAAACATCTCTCGGTCGAAACGTGTGCAAAAATGTCGGTAGCCCGATCGGGAGAGAAAAACCCAATTTACGGAAAAACTCACACTCCCGAAGCCAAGAAAAAGATATCCGAAACTAGTAAAGGGAGAATTCCCTCACCAGAGGCTCGTTTAAAAATGTCCGAAGCGAGATCTGGTTGTAAAAATCCTAGATGGTTAGGAGGAATTAGCTTTGAACCATATTGTCCGAAATTTAATAAAGATCTAAAACGAAGAGTCCGAGCGTACTTTGACCATCAATGTGTTTTGTGTGGAAAATCTACCGAGGAAAATGGGAAAAGTTTGGATGTGCACCATGTAGAATATAATAAAAGCGCGTGTTGTGACAGGAAAAGAGTACAATTTGTTGCGTTATGTCGTCCATGTCACACTAAAACAGGGTCTAAACGCGAGAACTGGGAAGAAATGTTACATATTATAATCCACGAAGTTTATAATGATAGATCTTATTTTACAAAAGAAGAATGGAGAGATATCTATAGTAATTTTATTTAATTCGTTTTTTTAAAATATAACTTATCTCCCGTTGGGACTTATTCTTTTTGATGCATTTCGCCGGAAATTTTCCAAAAGAAAATATTACTTACGACAATAGTGTTTCTGACGCACTAAAAGTTGTCGTTCTTGCTGTTGTACCGGGTACAGATCTACCTCTTAGAGACGACGAAGGCAAAGTGGTTGCTACTTTTAAGGCAACCGAAGATCTCATCCACGGCGCGATTTCCAGTTTTCGCGGCGGCATATTCAATACAGACCACGAATCCATTCCCGAAACCATGATAGGAGTTTACGATTCGGTAATTTATGATGAGGGATTTAAAGTTTCTGGTTCTGTCTTGTGCCCAATCTGGAGGAAAAAAATATCGTCTGGAGAATTCTCTGGGGTGTCAATTGAGGGCGACATAACTGGCGAAATGACGAATCCAGATTCAATGAAAATAAGCGCTATTTCATTTTTATCAATTGAAAAGAGTCCACAAGGTGGAGCGTGTCCTCTTACTGACTCTGAAGGTAATCCAGTTTGTAAAGTAGAAATTCTCCAAGATAACGAGGACGAATTGGAATCCAATTCCATTAAAGCCGCTTGGGATGGCAGTGCCGCGGAGAAACAAATTTGGGATTATGCCACTAACGAAAATGGCGAAGTTGTTCCTTCCAAAGCTAAAAAGTGCTTCTTAAAAGTAGATGGAGATCCCACTAAAAAGGGTTCGTATTCGTATCCATATGTAACTATTTCTGATGGGAAACCAGTTCCAAATCGGGATGGACTTCTAGCGGCTCTAAAATTTGCTTCTGGGGCGATGGGAGCCACAAAAGACCAATCTATAATTCGTAAAATTAAAACAATCATGAACAAATCTGGCATGGATTTGCCTCCATCATTGCAAGCGCGTTTGGAGCAAAAATCTACCGTCGAAAACGGACAGCAAACCATAGTTGCTTCTGTTTTTGATCCTATCACAGATGAAATTCTTGATTCTCAAAAAATTCTTGTTATTAATAGTTCTATTCAAGGTGAACACATGACTAAAAAGGAAGACCTAAAGATTAAGGTTGAGGCCCAGGCGGAGGAAACAGTTCCTGCCGTTGAGGTTCCCGAAATCGTAGCTTCCGTTCCAGAGGCTGTTGTTGAAGCCGCAGTGGTTAATACTGATACCCCTGCCGTACCAGCCACTGTAATCGAAGTTCCCGCTCCTGTCGCCGTAGAAAAGACGCTGGATTGGAGTTTGGTATCGCAGGAACTTGGAATTAAATCCAAGGATGAATTTACTCTTATCAAAGAAGCCGCAGGTAAGATTCCTTCTTTGGAAGAAAAGATTAGTACGATTCTCAAAGAAAATGAATCTTTGAAGTCTTTTAAGATTGAGACCGAATAGAAATGGTTAGAGTCGGTTTATCCTCAGGGCGTTGTAAAAGACATTGCTGCCGCCCATGCCGAATTTACCCGCGATCCAGCAGGTTTTGTTCAGAAGTATGCGGAAGAGGCTGTTAAATTCGCAG